CCGTAGACGGTGCGAGAGGCAAGCTGCTGGCGCGCGAACTCACCCGTGCCGCCAAGCTGTGCACCGCCGCTGCCAGACCATTCGCGCGTGGCCGGCGCGGCATAGCGATCGAATGTACCCGCGCCAGCGAATTGCGCGCCGCTCGCGGCCGTCCAGACGTGCTCGCGCGTAGCTGCACCGGCACCGGCGAACTGCATGCCAGCAGCGCCCGTCCACACATGCGTGCGCAGCGCCGCACCGGCGCCGGCGAATTGCACGCCGCCGCCAGCCGTCCATACGTGCGTGCGCAGCAGCGTCCCAGCACCGCCCAATTGCGCGCCGCCACTGCCAACCGCCACGTGGACGCGCAGCAGCACGCCCGCGCCGGCCCATTGGATCCCGCCGCTGCCCACCCACGGGTGCTCGCGCAGCGCGGCGCCGGCGCCGGCCAGCGTGAGGCCGCCCGAACCGGACCAGCTGCGGGTGCCGCTGTCCGATGGCAGGTCGGAAACCGCACCGGCGGATAGCGGCAGGAAGCCCAGCGTCATAGTGCCCGGCCTACGCGAATTCCCAGATCCGAAGCCAGCCGCCGATGCCCGCGCCGCCGGCCTGCGCCGTGGTCGTCGTAGCGGCGCCGGAACCGCCGGCGCCGTATGCGCTGGCCGCCGGCGCACTGCCGGCGACGCCGCCGCTGACTGCTACGCGGGCACGGCCGCCGCCTCCAAACACGGAATTGCCGCCGTCACCCGATACGGCTTGCGTGCCGGAGTAGCGCGCGCCGGTGCCACCGGCTTGGCCGTCGATCTTGGTGTCGCCGGTGCCGCTCGATGCGACGCCACCGGCGCCGCCAACCTGATCGACTACGGACGTGCCCGCCGCCAGTGCCGCCCCGCCCGTGCCACCTTTCGCCGTCAGCCGGTTGGTCACGGTGGTATTGCCGGTGAATACCGTATCGCTGCCACTGTTGCCCGTGGCGCCAGCCGCAGCGCCGGAGCCGGCCGCGCCCACGTTGGCGGCAAAGTTGGCTTCGCCGGTCACTGCCGCGCCGGTGAGCCAAACCGCCGAATAGGCGCCAGCGCCGCCGCCGCCGCCCACTGAGGCCTGCGACGACGAAGTGGCCGCACCGCCACCCTGCGCGCCGCCGGCGATGCCCTCGACATACAGCGCCTTAGTGCCGACGGTCGGCGTGTAGGTGTTGTTGCCCGAGGTGTATGTCAGCACGCGCACCAGGCGGTAATCCTTGGTGGCGAATCCGCCGAGCTGCAGCACATTGCCGGACTCGTCCACCGCGGACAGCTTGCTGTCCGCGCTGTTGTAGAACACCTGCGCCTGGCCGCTGGACGGGTTGCTGGGCTGGGCAACCTTGGTGAACTTGACGCCTGACATTGGCTTCCTCTAGATCAGAGCAACCGTCGCGCCGCGCGCCAGCGTCATCACAACGCCGGAAATGAGCGTCAGGTCATCTGGGAAGACCATGCTGGACCTTTCCGGCACGGTGAAGGATGAGCCTGGCGTAGTGGGCACCGCGTCCAGTGACGGCGTGTCCACCTGCAGGGTGGTGTCGATCACCGCGCCAGTCGGGCAAGTGATCACCACGCCGGAATTGAGCGTGAGCACGTTGCCGCCGGTATGAAACTCGCCATATTCCGGCAGGCGCATGCTCTGCGCCGGCTGGTAGACGTGCGCCGAGAGCCCGAACAGCGCATCCGCCGGCAAATCCGCAAAGATCGTGCGGCTGCCGGCGCCCCAGTTGACCGCCGCATCGCCGTTGGACGATTGCAGAATACTGTCGCGCGTTAAGGTCTTGGCGGCGTCGGTGTAAGTGCCGACGCCGACCTCCCAGTCGGTGCCGTCCGTAGCGACGTAGTAGCAGGAGTTGCCATCGCCGACGCCTGCATTGAAGGACTGGTAGCCGCTGGGCGCTGTGCCGCTGAGCGTATACGTGCCCGTGCCCGCGGTGGTGGACGTGTCCTTGACGCGATCCGCGAAAAGTGCTCCAGCCATGGGTCGCCAGCCTCAGAAGTAACCCAACGTTGCGCCCTGCTCGGCGGTGGGCCGGCTGGCTTCCGGGATCTCGAGCAGCCCCGCCGCACGCGCGTTCTCCACGAACTCGCCCAGCTCGACGGTGAGCCGTTCCGCGGTCGTGCGGTCGTCGGCCACCACGTGAAACTGCACCATGGTCGGGTCGCGCTTGAGCAGGGCGCCGGTCGCCGGGTCGCGCACCTCGAGCCAGGGCAGGTGCAGAATGCCGCGCTTGCCCCGGTAGACCATCCACTTGCCGGGGCGCAGCATCATGGGAGCGAGGGCCATAGGCGGGCTCAGTCTGCGGTGACCTGCGGCGTGTACTTGTACACGTCGCCGTTGTTGGTAAGCGTGAATGGCCCGGCCGGGTCGAGCTCGGCCAGCGCGATGCGCCCGCCGCTGGAGCGCGTCATGTAGATCCCATACACGGTCTGCGCGGCGCCGGTGGCATTGCGCGTGAACGTCTGCTGCGCATAGCTTGCCTGGCTCGGCGCGCCCTCGCTGATCGTCCAGCTCGCGCCGGTGAGCGTGGCTGCGGCGTACCCCGAGAAGTCCGCCTCGGTGTAGGTCGCCGCCGTGTCCGTCTCGCTGGGCGTGATGTTGTTCTTGAACACGCGCAAGATCAGGTCGCTCAGCGTCGACTTGTTCACGAAGGCCGACAGCGCGTCGCCCTCGCCGTTGTTGGGCACCAGAATCGTCACGCGTTGCCCCCGTAGATGTGGCGATCGCGCTTGGCGAGGATGCGCCCGTCGGCGTCGCGCGCCGTCACCTGCGTGACCGTGCCCACCGGCGCGGGCAGGGTCTGCTCGAGGTTCACTTGCACCGCGCCCTCGGAGAACACCACCTGCGGCCCGGCGGACGCGCCATCCCCGCGCTGCGCTTTGCTCGCTTCGAGCAGCCGCTCGACAGTGCGCAGCCGCGCGTCGATGCTGAGCGCGTCGGCCAGGTGCACCACGTCGCCGCGGCCCTTCACGGCGGCCAAACCGCGGCGCTTGCCACCTGGTTGGCCGGCACCCTCGCCGGCATCGTCGCCGTCGCCCTGCCCTTCGCCTTCCCCGGCGCCTGGCTGCTCGGTTTCCTCGCCAACTTCGCCCATGTTCAGCGGCATCATCGGCTCGTCGAGGCCCTCCAGCGGATTGAACACGATGCCCAGGTCGGATTCGGCCTCGCGCGCCTCGTTGCGCGTCATCCAGCCGTCCAGGATGCCGTTGTGGTAGTAGCTCGAACGCGCCATGGCGTCGCCGCGCAGCAACGCCGCCACGTTGAAGCGCACATGCAGGCTCTTGCGCTCGTCGGGCCGCAGCAAATCGCGTTTGATGGCCTTTTCGATGCGCACCAGCCACGCCATCAGCGAGTAATTCACGAACTCCAGGCCCTGCTGCTCGATGTTGCTGAACGTGGCGTTTTCCAGGTCGCCGATCAGGTGCGGCGGCACCCGGAAAATGGCCGCGATCTCGCTGCGCTGGTATTTGCGCGTCTCCAAGAACTGCGCATCTTCGCCGGTCATGGAGATTTTCGAGTACTTGAGCCCTTCCTCCAGGATCGCCGTCTTGTGCACGTTCTCGCCGCTGAACGCCTCGTCGAAAGTCGAACGCAGGCGCTTCGACGCATCGTCGCTCAGCTTGCCTGGATGCTCGAGCACGCCGCTCACCTTGGCGCCGTTACGGAACAGCTGCCCGCCGAACTTCTCGGTCGCCAGCGCGAGCCCGATGCTCTCCCGCGCGTAGGCGATCGGGCTGATGCCCAGCCAGCCGTTGATGCTTAAGCCCCGGATGTGCATCAGCTCCCCGGGCGCGAACTCCTTGAAGCCCCCGTCCGGCATCGTCACCTGGTAGGTCAGCCGAAAGTCCGCGCCCATCTGCGTGCGCACCATGTCTGGGTGCAGCGGCAGCAGCTCCACGACGTCGCCAGCGCGCGAACGGTTCACATAGCTGTAGGCGTTGCCGCGCAAGCACATGTGCAGCACCACCATTTCCATGAACTCGATCGAGCTTTGCCACTCGTTGGGCTGGTCGCGCAGCAGGGGATAAAGCGGATGGCTCGTCGCCGGCCGTTTCGCGCCCTGCGCCGTCTCCTCGTAGAGGTTGCAGGGCAACATGCCCACCGATTCGGCCAGCACCTTCACGCACGCATACACCGCTGCGGCTTGCAGCGCCGTCTGCGGGTTGACGATGATGCCCGAGGCGCTCGCGCCGCTGCCGAATGCCCAGGCGAGGTAACGCTCCAGCGTGCCCCAGTCCGGCCCGGCGCTCTTCTGCAGCCAGCCGGTGAGCGTTTTCCAGAGGCGCATGAGCTTCGCTAGACCGCCAGGACGCCACGTTCCTCATACACGCTCGCCTTGAGCACGCCGCCGGCGCACACCGCCCGCGCAATGGCCATAATCAGCGCGATGGCCGGGTCGATCTTCGTCTCCGCGCGCTCTTTGCGTGGGTAGATGTTGTCCTTCGCGTCGCGATGGCACACCACGTTGGAGATCGCCCACGCCAGCACCGGGTCGCCGGCGTGCACGAAGCGCCGCGCGGCCACCAGCTCGTCGAGCTCCTTCATCGCCGGCGAAAAGTTCAGCACCGTGGGCCGGATCTCCACCATCGGGATGCCCTTCTGCAGCATCTCCGTGGCGAACTGCGTGAGCTGCGCCGGGTCGTAGGGCACCTCCTGCACCTGGAAGCGCGTGCTGTCCTCGATCAGGTCCTCGCGCACCGCCTCGATATCGAGCACCTCGCCGGGCGTGGCGCGGATCCAGCCCTCCCGCGACCAGCCGAGCAGCTGCTCGTTGCCCTTGCTCTCGAGCAGGGCCTGCGGCGCGTAGTATTTCCCGAACGCGTAGACGACGTTGCCGCGCACGAACACGCGCACCTTGGCAAACAGGTCGCGCTTGAAGGCGGCATCCAGCGCCACGACGCACGGTTCGCCGGCGAAGTCCTCGAGCCTGAGCGAGCGCTCGCCGCACGCGTCCCACGCCAGCATGTTCATCCAAGAGGCGTCGGCGTTGACCCACACGTCGAGCCGCTTCGTCAGAAACTCATTCAACGCCGAGGCCTGCACCCGCGCGATCGCCGCGGCGCGGCGCATGTCCTCCGGGTCGACGCTGATGCCGTAGTTGGGATTCGCCTTGATCCAGCTGCTCTCGTCGAGCGGGTCGTCCGTGCGCGCGCGCTCTGCCTCGATTTCGGCATCGAGCTCATCGAGTTGCCTGAGACTTGCGGCGAGCGCGGCGCCGTGATCCGCGTGCTCGCGCCGCTGCGGCGTCTGAACCTCCTCGAGCAGCAAATCCCGCTTTCGCTCTAGTTCGCGTAAATGCTTACGGTCACCGTCGATCGTGTAGATGATCCCCCAGAATGAGTCATCCTCTGTCGCATCGCCCTCGACGCGATAACCCATGCCGCCATGGCGCCGCAGCGTGCTATTCAGGATCTTGGTCAGATAGTCGCGCTGGTCGTAGCACACGCCGGCCCGGTTGCTGCCCGCCGTCGTGATCTTCCAGATTAGAGGCTGCGCGCGCGACCCGGTCGCCGAGTCCAGCACGTCGTGCACGGCGCGCGTCTTGTGCGCGTGCAGCTCGTCGATCAGGGCGCAGGACACGTTCAGCCCGTCCAGCGTCGAGCCCTCGGCGGATAGCGGCGTCATCTTGCTGGCTGTGCTGCGCACCCAAAGCGAATGGGTAAGCGCCTCGACGCCGAAGCGTGCGCGAAACTCGCCGTCCATCCGAGCCATCTGCTGGGCGATCTCGAACACGATCTTAGCTTGGTCGCGTGTGGTGGCCGCGCTGTAGACCTCGGCGCCCCATTCCCCGTCGTCGGTAAGCATCGACAGGCCGATGCCGGCGAGCTTGGTGGTCTTGGCGTTTTTTCTCGGCACCTCCTCGTAGACCGTGCGGAAGCGACGCAGGCCTGTGTCCTTGCGCACCCAGCCGAACACGCACGCCACCGAGAACTGCTGCCAGGGCTCGAGCACGATGCGCTGGCCGGCCCATCGGCCCTTGACATGCCGCAGAAGCTGGATGTAGCGCACGCGCCGCTCGGCGAGTTCGGGGCGCCAGTCGAAGGGGTAGCCCTCCTCGCTGCTCCAGCGCTCCAGATCGTCGAGCTGCCGCTGACAAGCGGCCTTGACCCACTTGCAAGCCGGGATCTCTCCCGCGACCACCTGGTGGGCATAGCGCAGGGCTGCGTCGACATGCGGCGTTAGTAGCTCGCCCATCCGCCTTCGGTTGTCTTCTCGAGGCCCTGCAGGCTCATCTGCGGGTCGCTCGCCGTCACGCGCGCACGCGCCGCCGGGCTCATCCCGAAGTGCTGCAGGAACTTCTCCACCTGCTCAAGCGAGCGATTGGAAATCTGCTGCAGCTCGCTGATCTGGCGATAGCCGGACGGCGTTGTGCCGATCCGCCCCTTTTCGCCCGTCGCGTCGTCCGCGTTCACCTCCGCCATGCGCTTGCGTGCCCATACGAGGTCGCCCCAGGCGACGCAGTACGCCGTCAGTGCCGCACGATCGAGCTGCGAGACGAGCCCGAGCCTCTCCAGGTGCGGCGTGATCCGCAGCCATTCCGCGCGCGCTTCGGCCTTCAACCAACCCGGGCAAGTCGGAATCTCCACCGGCGGCCGAACGGTGTCGTCAAGCAGCTGCCCCAGCGGCTTCTTGCCCGGATTCCCGCGCAGCAGATGCACATTCGACGGTGTCGGCAGCGGCCCCCTCGCGCCCATGCTCTCAGCTCCTCTCAACGATGCGCAGTCGGCGCCCATGGCAGCATGGGCGCACCGTCACGCACACGACCGGGCCCTCGATCCACGCCGCGACAGTCCGCTCCCATGGCCCCGGACGCGCGGCGGCGAGCTGCGAGCTCGACACGCCAGCCTCGCAGCCGCGGCTGGTCGACACACCAGCCTCGGATCCGGCGCTGGAAGACACCCCCATGGGGGATACCCCCCCTCCGAAACTCGCGGCCATCTTTTTTTGGT